AGATTATATTGATGAAGTAAAAAAACGGGAGTCGTTATGGTAAAAAATGAAAAAGCATTTAATAAATGGTCGTTTGTTGAAAAAGATCTTGACCAAGACCAGTGGTTTATTAAATTAGAAGGTGGCCTCTATCATGGGGTGGTCTACAAATATGAAAAAATTGCATTAAACGAAACAACAGAATCTATTGACTTTGATTATGAAGTTATAGATTATCTTGATGAAGACCCCCATGGGGAACCTACGTTTAATATAGCGGTTGGTGATATTCTAAAAAGTATTTTAGATGATGCCATGGATAAAAATGATTATGTTATTGGTTCTAAAGATTAATGAAAGAAATATTAACCATTCTCTCTGAAGAATGCGCAGGGGTTATTACCGCGGCTAGTAAATTAACCCGTGAAGGCCCTGGCCAATTCAATGAGTTAGAGGACAAACTAGGGGATGTATTAACTATGATACTAATCTTAGGCCACCATGGTTATATTAATGAAGACCGCTTGATGAATAGAATACCATTGGCCCTAAAGAAACTTAAACGCCAATCATCTATCGAAGATTTAAGCTCTATCATCAAAAACTTATAAATAACGCTATATAGTATTTCTTAATATAGGAGCCTAATGTTACGTTTAAAGTCATTTATCGATGAAGGTAAAAATGATCCCGCTATCTTCCATGCCATCTTTATGGCAGGTGGCCCTGGTTCTGGTAAATCATATATATCTAATTCTTTAGGATTACACGCCTTAGGTTTCGTTGAAATTAATTCTGATAAAGCATTTGAAATGGGCTTGAAAAAGTCCCTTTTATCGTTAAAGATGCCAGATTCTGAAGAGTATCCCCGTGATATCGTTCGAGGCTTAGCAAAGAAAACTACCAAGGCTAAACATGGCCATGCAATTGAAGGTCGTCTTGGTATGGTTATTGATGGCACTGGTAAAGATGCAGGGAAGATCGGTAAACAAGTTAAGCAATTAGAGTTACTTGGGTATGAAGTGGCTATGGTATTTGTTGATACTGACTTAAATACCACAAAGATACGTAATGCTAAAAGAGATAGATCAGTTAAATATAGTGCTTTACTTAAAATGTGGTCAGCCGTCCAGAAGAATCGTGATACCTTTAAGAAGATATTCGGCAAGAGAATGTTTATTATTGACAATTCAACCCCTGAGCTAGCGGCCGCTGAATCAAAGAAGGTATATACTAAAATTATGATGTGGGCTAAGAGTTTACCTAAGAACCCTGCAGTTGCAAATTGGATGGAGAAATCATGATTAACTTTAAACGGTTTGAATTAACAGAGGCTACTAACCTTAGTGCTTCAGAATTAGAGAAACCTAATTCATCTACAAAGGAAGCTAGGGTTACTATCTTAATTAAATTAATTAAGGGTGATATCCCTTTAGAAATGGTTAAAGGCCAACCGTTCTTAGTTACTGATAAAGAAGCAACCCTTGATCGTATTGAGCAGTTTAAGAAAGATGGTAAAAACTTTACGTTGGGCGTAGATAAAGCTGGCGTACCAGTATATAATAACCATCTTAAGAAGGGTAAGGTATTTGGTGGTGGCACTTCAGGGGCTGGTGGTGGTACTATCCAAACGGCTATTGCTGAATCAGCCCAGTGCCTATGGAATGCTGCCTTGTTAAATGAAGGCCACACTAACCCAATAGAGCATTTTACCGACGATATCCTTAAAAAATATAAATCATCAATTGACGTTGGTAAAACTAAAATGTCAGAGATGTTAGCAATTGATGATAGTTGGAAGGAGTCTTCTTACCTATCGGCCCAATTCCTAATTAAAGGTGGTTATATTAATAAGAACCAAGTATTTCATAGAGATTCTAAAGCAATGAAAGCCATCTATAATGCGAAGAGTGCAGCCTTTAAGAATACTAATTTAAGTAATTTTAATAACGACAAGTGGAACCCAGGAGATATCTGGGCTATTGATAAATCATTTAACATTAAAGATTTAGATTCCACCACGGTCAAACAGCTTAATAGATCTGTTATGATGGCCTTCCACAATAGAAGTTGTGTGGGTATTTCGTTAAAGAAGGTTAGTAAAAAAGCTAAAGGTACAGAGTTTAATGTTAAATTACCACCTGATGTTGCTGATTTTAAAGTGGTTCAAACCCAGTTATCATCAAAGAGTGGTACCTTTTGGAGTTCAAAGAGTGGAACCGTAGTTTATGATGGGGGTAGAATAGCTATTATGGCTAACTCATCAATGGGTACTAATAAGATGGAAATTCTAGGTAAAGGTGCTAGGGGTGGATCAATCGGGTGGGGTGTTATTATTGATTCTGCCAAGATGGTATTCGGTAGAAGAATGCGTAAGCACGCTCAGATTAGAACATTAGCCTTAGCTATTGCAAAGAAGAAAGATAAACGTGCAAGGGCTATATTCTTTAAAGCTATTAATGATACCTCCCTTAAGATGGGTAGAAAAGAGTTTGAAGAGAATATAGATACTAAGGATGCCCCATGGGTAGCATCTAAGTTAGGAGCAGTATTAGTAACAAGAATTCTAGAATTAAACAAGGGCCCTAAGGCTAATAGATTTATAACAAAAGTTGTTAATTACGCTGGCTCTAAGTCAGAAGACGCATCAGCTTATTTAAAGGTATACGAATAATGAAATCATTAAAACAACACATAACAGAAGCAAAAATAAATAAGGCGGGGGCCCATGCTGTATTAGATGTCATCCAATATAGTAAGCCATATCAAGGGGATATTACCTTGAATAAGGCAATGAGGGATAGAGCTGGGGTTAAATTGCCAGACACGATTCCTAGCTTTGCAGAATTAATGACCCTTGCCTCAGGTGGTAAAGATAAATATGAACTAAAAGATGGTGATTGGGTTAAGAATGGTAAGGTAATAGTTAAAGGCGGTATTAACCGTAAAGATTTTAAAACATTAATGATTAAGTCAGGGGTAAAGTTATGAATTTAATAGAAGCATGTACGGCTATCCTATTAGGAGAAGCTAAAGAGATGAGTAAGGAAGTTGCTATAGCAGTAATCAAAATAAATGCTGCTAAGAAAGCATATGATTCCTCATTAACAATGAGTAAGTGGGATAGAGATGTCCTTAAGAAATCATTACCTAAAGGTACTAAGTTAACACGTGATGTCCCAGGCCCTAGTAAAGGTGCTACCTTTGGTAAGATTGTAAACCTTGCTCTTGGCGGCTCTACTAAGATGTTAGATCAATTCTATTTCGACAATGGCCACTTTGTTAAAGGTGATAAAACATTAGTTGCAAATGCTATTGGCAAAAAGACCTTTGGTGATCTTGCTAAGGCTGCTGGCGTTAAGTTCTAATAGCTAATGAAATCCTTTATACAATACCTAGAAGAAAGCACGGAAATGAGGTTGAAAGACCTCCTCCCTAAGAAATGGAAACATGCGCTTAACCGAGTAATGCATAGGGACAAGTATAAGGGGGCTATTAAAGCAATACATAAGATGAAGAAAAAGTATCCTGATTATTCGGATACCAAGGTATTAGGTATAATTGCAGACTTTTCTCATATATCTAAAAAAGAATTAAAAAAAGTACTAGATAGGAAAACGCGCTATGAAGACGTTTAAGACCCACTTATTAGAGGCAAAGAATACCCACATGGGCCACATAGAAGATGCAGTGGTTGATGGAGGAGTTGATGGTACACGTGCAGCTATTAATGCTTTAAGAGATTTAAGAGATATGCTAGCAGGTCACACCAATGATACCAAAGCAGTAACAGTAAAATGGGACGGAGCCCCAGCAGTATTTGCTGGGGTCGATCCAAGTGATGGAGAGTTTTTCATTGCGAAAAAAGGTATCTTCAATAAAAGCCCTAAGGTGTATAAGTCTTTGGCGGAGGTCGATGCAGATACTAGTGGTGACCTAGCTAGTAAGCTCAAAATTGCTTTCACTGAACTAAAGAAGTTAGGTATTAAGAAAGGGGTATACCAAGGGGACATTATGTTTACCAAGGGCGATCTTAAGAAAGCTACAATTGATGGTACTAAATATGTTACGTTCCACCCTAATACTATTGTATATGCTGTCCCTGAGGCCCAAGCTAAAGATATATTAAAGGCTAATATCGGGGTGGTATGGCATACTAAATATTCTGGAGGATCATTCGATACAATGAGTGCTTCTTTTGGGGTGCATGCAAATGAATTTAAAAAGGTAAGTACTATTTGGCAAAAGAGTGCGGATTTGCCTGAGGTACCTATGGCTACCCTTACTAAAAAGGAAACAGATGCAATTACAAAACATATCGCTACCGCTGGTAAACTGTTTAATAAAATTAAAAGTAGTGTCCTTAAAGATGTGTCAACCAATAAAGAGATTAATCTTTACGTTAATACGTTTAGAAACACTAAGGTACGAAGCCAGAATGAAATTTCTAACACAAGAAAACACGCCCAAGAATTAGTCACTTGGATCCATAATAGATACGACAAAGAAATCGATAAATTAAAGAGTGATAAGGGTAAAGCCCGTAAGAATGCTAAGAAGATTGAAGCGCTTGCCTGGTTTAATGCAGAGAACACAAAGAATCTTATTCTTATGTTTGATATGCAGAATGCCTTGGTTGAAGCTAAAAAGGAATTGCTTAAGCACCTCGATAAATTAGATGATATAAATACATTTGTGAAGACGAAAGATGGGTATAAAGTAACTGGCGCTGAAGGTTATGTTGCAATTGACCACTTAACAAATGGTGCGGTCAAGATTGTAGATCGGATGGAATTTAGTTTTAATAACTTTAGCAAAGATATAATAAAAGGGTGGGAGTCTGATACAAGAGGATGATTAAAGGATTTAAGGAACATTATTTAAAAGAGGCCGCTAGCGAGCAGGTAGTTATCACCTTTGGTAGGTTCAATCCTCCGACTAATGGCCATGAAAAACTATTAGATAAAGTTGCAGGAATTGCTGCTAAAGGGGCAACCTATAGGGTATATGCCTCACAGTCATCAGACCCCAAGAAGAACCCCTTACAGTTTAAAGATAAAGTTAAATTTATGCGTAAGATGTTTCCGAAGCATGCTAGATCTATTATATTAGATAAGAATGTCCGAAACTTCTTTGATGCCCTGGTCATAGCTTATAATGATGGGTATAAAAAATGTACTATCGTTGTTGGTTCTGATCGGGTAAAGGAATTTGATAAGGCCCTAAATAAATATAATGGGGTGAAGGCACGCCATGGTTTTTATGACTTCGAAGGAGGTATTAACCTTGTATCGGCGGGGGAACGTGATCCTGATAGTGAAGATGTATCAGGTATGTCAGCCTCTAAGCTTAGGGCTGCGGCTAAGGATAATGACCTTATTACCTTCACCAAGGGAATGCCAAAAGGATTTAAAGGCGCAGAGGGATTAATGAATGCTGTAAGGGCTGGTATGGGCCTTAAAGAAAGCTTTACCTTCCGCCAAGATGTTAAGCTTAAAAGAGCTTCATATATTAGAGAGAAATATATTGCTGGTGATTTGTTTAAGTTAGATGATAATGTAGTAGTAGTTGAAACATGCCAAACCGGTATTATAAATAAATTATGTAGTAATTATGTAGAAGTTAGATTAGACGAGGCAGAAGAAATTAAAAACTTCTGGTTATCAGATATTTGTTTAAATAAGGAATAGAAATGAATCAAATTCAAAAACGTGTGGGATGGTTAGCCGCGGCAACTATGAAAAGTAATGGTATTTTTTCTGATGGTGGCGAATGTCTCTGTTCAGGTAGATTTACCCCTGAGCAATGTGCAGATTTTAACCCAACAGTAAAAGTTGCCCCAAAGAAAGAGAAGAAAAGTAAAAAGAAGTAATACCTAGAAATTGTTCTAGGTACAGTGAAAGGTTTATATAATGGAATTGACAAAGGATAACTTTGAGTTGTATGCTTCGAAGCATTATCAACAGAGTAAATGGGCTACAACTGAAGAATTTAAAAATGATTTAGCTCGATTTAAGTATATTAATCGATTAATCAACCGTTATTATAGGGACGACGATTTAAAAGAAAGATTAATTTTAAATCATATAATTATATTAGGTAATTCATTTGGGCCTAAAGCAACGGCCCAAATGCTAATGATGAATACTGAATGTCCTCTTAAGAGTACAGTCAAAACATTTTTAGTTTATTTGAATTATTTACCAGAGGAAGATCAAGTTGAGATTCCCTTGGATGCAACAATTATTAATGTATTAAGAGACTTATAAATGGCTAATATTGCTGATACAATCTATACGTTTAGATTTTTAAAAATCTTAACTACCCCTTGGGACCAACATGAGGCCTTTAAGTTAGGCATCATTGACAAAAAGGGTAAGCTTCTAATGAAGTCAGTAGAACGTGTTACTATCCCCCAAAAGGATGCTTATACTACCTTCCATCGGTTGGTGTTTAATATCAAACGTATCTTAGAGAAAATACCCTTTGGGTCTTCTAAAATGAAATCATATGCTGCGGCATTATTTCTTATTCGAGAAGAAACAGGAATGTCTGAAGCTTCTATTGTTGAAGCCTTAGAACATATGGATATCGATACAAGTGATGATATCCAAGAGGATACAAATAAATTAATTCCTGGTGATTATATCCTTAATGAAACAGTTAGTGATAGTAGCATTAAAGGTACAGTTATTACCCTTGAAGACACTAATCCGGTGGGCTTATTCGCGGGGATCGATATATATAAGTCTACAAATAACACATATTTTACGGCAAAAAACGTAATCTAACGGTGTACAAATGCGGCCCATTATGATATAATGGTCGTATAAATTGATTAATGCGAGGGATATATTATGGCTATATTAGTGACTAAGAGGAATGGTACCAAAGAAGAATTTCGTTTAAGTAAAATCCATAGGGTACTAGATTGGGCTTGTAAAGATACTACAGGGGTAAGTGTATCAGAGATTGAATTAAAAGCTAATGTACAGCTTTATGATGCAATGGAAACTGATTCTATCCATGAATTACTCATCAAATCTGCGGCTGATCTTATTTCAGAGCACACCCCAAACTACCAATTCGTAGCAGCTAGACTAGTTAACTTTAAGTTACGTAAGCACGTTTATGGTCAGTTCGACCCTATCGATGTATATTCCCATATTAAGAAGAACATTGATCTTGGGGTATATGACGGAGATATCCTTAACCAATATACGGAAGAAGAGTTTAAATATATCACTGAGAATGTTATTAAGCATGAAAGAGATGATGACTTCACTTACGTTGGGATGGAGCAATTCCGTGGTAAGTACTTAGTACAGAATAGAACTACAGGGGTTATTTACGAAACCCCTCAGATGTTGTATATGATGATTGCTATGACGCTGTTTGCTAATTATAATGGTAATAGAATGAGATACGTTAAAGAGTTCTACAATGCTATCTCACAGTTTTATATTTCATTACCCACCCCTATTATGGCAGGGGTACGTACCCCCACTAGACAATTCTCTTCGTGTGTTGTATTAGAAGTAGATGACTCATTGGATTCCATTAATGCCGGGGCATCTTCTATTGTATCTTATATCTCTAAGAAGGCTGGCTTAGGTATTAATGCTGGTAAGATCCGAGCGGTTGGTGCACATATTGGTGATGGCTCTATTGCCCACACTGGCGTTATTCCTTTCTTAAAGTATTTCAAAGCGGCTGTTAAATCATGCTCACAAGGTGGTGTAAGAGGCGGGGCAGCTACTGTCCACTTTCCTTTATGGCACTATGAGTTTGAAGACTTAGTGGTCCTTAAGAATAATAAGGGTACTGATGAGAATAGAGTTAGAGAATTAGACTACTGTTTCCAATTCAACAAGTTAATGTATGAACGCCTATTATCTGGGGGTAATATTACATTCTTCTCCCCTGATGAGGTCCCTGGTTTATATGAAGCATTCTCAGAAGATCAAGATTTGTTTAAAGTATTATATGAGAAGTATGAGAAGGTTAGAAAGATTCGTAAGAAGACTTTACCAGCCTTAGAGGTATTCTCACAGTTCTTAACTGAACGTAAAGAAACAGGTAGAATCTATCTACAGAATATTGACCATGCTAATTCTCATGGGGCATTCATTGAGAAAGAAGCTCCTATCCACCAGAGTAACTTATGTCAAGAGATTGATCTCCCCTCTAAAGGCCTTAAGTCTTATGATGACAATGAACACGGAGAAATCTCTTTATGCACCCTAGCGGCAATTAACTGGGGGATGATATCTGAGCCTAAGGAATTTAAGAAGTACTGTGACTTAACAGTTAGAGCCCTTGATGCCTTACTTGACTATCAAGGATATCCTGTGTTAGCCGCTAAAGAGTCTACTTACAACAGAAGACCTTTAGGCGTAGGTATTATTAACTTTGCCTACTTCTTAGCTAAGCGTGGCTTAAAGTATGATGAAGGAGCTTTAGAGACGGTTGATGAATATGCAGAGGCATGGAGTTACTATTTGATTAAAGCTTCTAATACCTTAGCTAAAGAGAAAGAGGCCGCCCCTAAGTGTTATGAAACTAAGTACGGCTTGGGTATTGTACCAATTGATACCTATAAGAAAGAGGTTGATGAGTTGATTAAACCACAAGAACGAATGAAGTGGAAAGAGCTTAGGAAATCATTAGCTGAACATGGCATTCGTAACTCTACTTTAATGGCATTAATGCCAGCAGAGACTTCAGCACAGATTAGTAATAGTACTAACGGTATTGAACCTCCAAGGGCTTTAGTATCATACAAGCAAAGCAAGGATGGCGTGATGGCGCAAGTAGTACCAGGTATTCATAACTTAAAGAATAAGTATGACTTACTATGGGACCAAAAGAGTCCCGAGGGATACTTAAAGATTATGGCGGTATTACAGAAATATATCGATCAAGGCATATCAGTTAATACTTCATATAACCCAGAGTACTATGAGGATAATAAGATCCCTATGAGTGTAATGATTAAAGACTTAATTACCTTCTACAAATACGGGGGTAAGCAATTATATTACTTTAATACAAATGATATGGCAGGCGACGAGTCCCTGTACGAAGAAGATGATTGTGAGAGTTGTAAGATATGATTATGTATTACTTATGATCGTTAATAGTTAACATAATTATATATAAATAGATAATAATATAGTAATATACAAGGTTAATATAATGGCAATAGATTTATTAAAGCAAATGGCAAATAGGGATACTGAAGAGAATACTAAACCATGGGCATTGTATAATACTCCTAACCTAGATGAATTAGAGAATGGCCCTTGGCCATCATTTGTTACAGGTCTTAAGCGTTTAGCTAATGATACCCA